TTTTCACCACCTAAATAACGTTGGTAAGTTCCATCATCATTCATTTCGATGTTTTTACCTTTCATTACTTTTTGAATTGTTTCTTTATCTGTTACCACAGGAACACCTTTAGCTATAAGAATATCCTTTAATTTACCTGAAACTTCAATATAATGTCCTTTATTTTTAAGCATTATAGCTAAAAAATTAACTGCTAATGATCTTGCAGGTTTAGATCCATCATGACCCATAGCTGCTCCTTTTACTCCAGATGATTTTCTTTTATCAACTACAACAGCATCAAATTCAGGATCATCATCAAAATCTATAACTAAATAATTAGCATCTCCTTCACTACCATTTACATCTGATGGTGATTGGTAATTTGGATTACCTCCTAAAGGAGCATAAGCATTATTTATTAAGTCAAATATTTCTTTTGAAAATTTTGATTTTTCTTCATCTGTAAGATACTCCCAAGAATTTTTTTCAAATCCTTCTTCTTCGTTTAGGTAACTATTTCTAAACCATCTATGTAAGTTAAAGCTCATTTTGTATTTTGTTTATAAATATATCAAAAGGAATTCGATGACCCATACCATTAACATTTTCTATATCAATATTAGGAAAACTATAACCAATTTGATCAGTAATAAATTCTAAAGTTTTTTTAGGATCAATAATTGTATCTTCTTCTCCTAAAACTATTTTAGCTTTACTAGGATAACAATTTTGAGCTTTAATTGGAAAATTAGGATTAAATTTTCTACTATGGAGTGCTGGATTGAATGCTATAATTGGTTTATTATAAAATCCTCCTAACATATAAGCAGCATACCCACCCATACTAGAACCAATAATCAAATCAGGATCAAAGTCTTCCATCATTTGAACTAAATATGGAAAAATATCTTTACGGGTATAATCCATTTCAGGGGCATGAACATAACATTTATCTGCTAGGTAATCAACTTTTGGACCACCCTGCCCACTTTCTAATCCATGTAAATATAAAACTTTTTTCATTATCCTCTCTCCATTTCAAGTTGACGTTTATCATGATCATGTTCACTATAAACGTTAAAATTTAAATAATCACCTAAGTAACTATCAACATAACTGAAGTTATTTTTTTCAGTTTTGTCATAATTAATGATGAAATCATATTCATCTTTAGTAACATACTCTTTGGTATTTACTAACATTTCGAAATAATTGTACTCTTGGAGGGCATCATATTGATCTTGTTCTGTCATAACCTTTATTTGTTTTATCATCATTTACAGTGTAAATATACGAACGATATTTGGCTTTTCCAAATTTTTAGGCATAAACCTTATCAAAATGTCTGGAAACCCAACCGTATTTTTCAATACTATCTGTGTAAAACTCATCATCACCATACATGAAATGAGCATCGGCTTGATCTAACCACCTTAATGCTGTTTTTTTATCAGCACCTAATGACATTACATCTGCAATGGCTTTATTTTCCATAGCTTTTTCTTCAGCTATTTCTTTTTCATTTTGCTCACTCAAATCATTAACAAAATCCTCTAATTCTTGATTAGACCACTCAGAGAAATTATAACCACGAGGACGGATACCATACACATCTTTGTATAGATCTGAAACCCACATCATTACATCATTTCTTTCTTCTTGATTTTTAATACTAACTTTACTCATAACTCTTATTCCTTATTACCCCATGAATATACGAACGAGATTTGGCTCTTCCAAGTCCTTGCGCGGAAGTCTTTAATAAGTTTTAGTTAAATCGTTATCTTTGTTGGGGGGTTTTTCTTGGTTATTTTGAATTTTTTTCATTTTCCAAGCTGAAAGATTTGGGGTTTTAATTTTTTCTTTTGTTTCTCTTTGAAGTTTTTCTTCTTTGGTTTCTTCTCTAGCATACCCTTCAGGGAATCCAACTTCCTCCTCTTCTTCTACTACAGGTACTTTTTCTCCATATAGATTTTCTCTTGTTTTAGGACGTAATTTTGCAAATGCAAAGTTAGCAGCAATTACAAGAGCAATAGCTAAAGGATCAAACACAAATATAATAGTTAACAAAAGATAATTAATAATTTGATCCATAGGAATTCCAGTTAATCCTGATAGATATTTAAGTGGTCCTAATTCCCCTGCTATATCATTTCCTGTTGATACTTCTACTATTTCAGTTTCGTAATCAAATAATCTTTGGTTTAAAGTATCTACCTTAGAATTAATTTGTGTTTGACGATTAATAGCTTGATCTAATTGTTTTTCTAAAGATTTACGGGTAGATGAAGATGTTGTAGTTATTACTACACCTTCAGCGTTTGTATATTGGATTTTATTGTTAGATAAACCGGCTCGTAAATCAGATACTGCCCCATTAATGGTACTTTTTTCCGCATTATATACCGTTAACTGTTCCCTAACATTATCTCTTTTAGTTTCTATTAATGCAATTTGAGCATCTATACTTCCTGCTTTAGCTGATGTTTCTTGATAAGCAGCAGATAGGAAACCATAAATACCCATACTAGTAATTAGTATTAATACAAAACAAGCTATTGATAAATAAGTTTTAAGTAAAAATGGGAGAGATTTTCTATACTGGTAGAGTAAAGAGGCAATTACTAATTTAGCTACCTCTAATGAGGCTGCCATTACTATAACTGCAAATGCTGCACCTGCAAATAATTTACTAAGACCACTTACTGAATAGAAAGCAGCAGAAGCACTAACAGATAAGGCTGATAGTGCAATGATAAAGGGGAATATCCTTTCTTGTATTTTTTTAAGCATATTTTAAGTTTTAGTTTCTAAAACCCTTATGCTTATCTATACGATCTAAAATTTTATTTAATTCTTCCATTTTAATTAGACCTGCCATAGATGCATTTTTAAGGGCACTTATTAACTGTAATATCATGAATGGTACGACAACTACTTCAGATAACCAAGCTGTCCCTGCAAATCCTTTTTCTACCATTAAAATTACTGTTAATATAGCTAACCATACAAACGTACTTCTTGTTATTTTAAGGGCTTTATAAGTTTTAAATCCTTCCCTTTTTATTCCAGCCCAAATGCCAAAAACTCCATCTAACCACAGTACAGCTACTACAGCTAAATATTGTTCCATATTTGCCATGGATAGATTTAAAAGATATGTACACATGTAAGTGCAAAATGATGTTATTCCCACTATTGTAATTTTAGTTTGCATTGTTATAAAGTTATTAACATTTCTAATAATTCCTCTTGGGGAAACATATCAAATTTATCTTTTCTAGTATTAGTATGAGTCCAAGTACCTTTTATTTTTCCATAATAAGCATCAGGATTAAAATCAAAAGCTTTAGCTCCCTTTTCTTTAATTAGAGACGGGAGACCTTCTCTAACATCAATATTATCTCTTTCAGCTATCCATAATAACCATAATCTGATAGCTTCAATTTGTTTATCTGAATATTTATGCCATGTTTTATGACCTTTAAATGGTTCTTTTAGAGTAACTATTTGTGATTCATCTACTCTAGTACCTGCATATGTTTTACCATTTACAATATACCCAAAATTATTTACTTCTATAGCAACTGAATGTGTATGCATGTGTTGTGAACCATTCTTTCCTAAGTGCCAACCATAAGCACCTTCAGGAAATGCTTGAACCATTTTTCCATCATATTTATTGTCATTTCCTTTTACTGATTGACCTCCTAATACAAATTCGGTTGCTACTGCACCCCTACTATCTCTACCCCAATGATCAATTGTTCTAAATGGGTTGTGCCAACCTGCTGTATGGTGTAAGAAAGCATATTCTTTATTTGTAGGTCCATTTTTATATTCACCTTTAGGTAAAAAATATTTTTCCACAACTAATCCATTTTCTGTAGTATAAATTTGTTCGGAGGAATCAGTTGTAGCTAATCCCATAGTATCCCATGTTATAGGACCTACAATACCATCAGCTACTAAACCATTTTCAGATTGCCATTTTTTAACAGATGATTCGGTTCCTTTACCGAAGATACCATCAGCTCCAATTTCTAAGAATTCTTGGAGTTCTTTTACTTCTTTACCTTTTGAACCTACTTTTAGTATCATTTATTTTTATTAATAAATATTAGAATTGATTAGATAATTGAGTTTCTTTAATTGTTTCTTGTAGTTCTTTTAAAGTAACAGGGCATTCTAAATCTAACCCGGCTCTAAAAGATTCTTCTAATATACCATCTTTAAAAATTAGTATAGTAGGAGCCATTCTTACTTTATATTTTTTCTTTAATATCGGATTAGAAGCTAAATTACATCTATAATAATGGGTAACATTTTTTAATTTATTGAATTCTTTAAAAGAATTATCATTATTGAATTTAACCCAAAATTCAATTATTACAATAGAACCTTGATTATCTTCAAATGGGGATTTTTCATGAATTTTCTTTTTATAATCACCATCACCAACCCAATCTTGGGCTTGAAGGTTTAAACTGAAGATTACAAGGAAGAATAAGAATAAATTTTTCATATTATTTTCTTTTTTGAAGCTCATATAATCTCTCATCAATTTTTTCTAATTGGGATTTTATATCTTCAACATCATCCTGGGTATCCATAATAGTAGTTCTAATAAGTTCATCTTTCATATCAAACTCCATTCTTTCTATTTCAGGTTCAGGAAGTTCTTTTGCTCTTTCTATATCAGATTGTAATGTAAACCACATCCCAATAACGGTGGCTATAAAAAACACAACAATTCCTATAGTTTTTAAGTCTAGTGTAACTTTAGTATCTTCTCCTATCTGTTTAGCCATTTTCTTCTATTATCTAAATGTGTAGTTTAAACCAAATGTGGTTTGATATAATTGACTATCCCACATTTTACTATACTCTCCTTCAACAAAAATACCTAAATTTTTACCTACTTTCCAACCTAAATTAGCACCAAAGTTATAATCGGACCATTGTTTA